GCAAATTGCACAAAGGACACGGTAATGAATCTAGAACAGCTGTCAGCTGAGATCGAAGCCGACGAGGGCTGCGTTCTCGAAGTCTATCTTGACCACCTCGGCTACCCAACCGTGGGTGTTGGGCACTTGATCACCGAAAATGACGAGGAATATGGCAAACCAGTGGGCACAAAGGTCTCTCTCGAGCGCGTGAGAGTACTATTACGCGACGATCTTGTACGAACGGCCTCAGATTGCGGAAAATTATATAGTGATTTCAACAAGTTACCAGAAGAGGCACAATTGATCATTGCCAACATGATGTTCAATATGGGGCTTCCGAGGCTGTCCAAGTTCAAAAAAATGAAGGAAGCCGTCGATGAACGGCGGTGGAATGAGGCAGCAGCCCAGATGAAAGACTCGAAATGGTACAGTCAGGTAACCAATCGGGCCGAGCGTTTGTGTCAGCGCATGAAAGCGCTAGCTGATTAGACCTCAGACTCTTTTATTTCTTCCCCCGGCAGCCACACATCTACCTCTGTCTTACACTCAGGGCAGTGAAGGTTTGTGATCATAATGTAATCACCATTAAACTCTTCGCTGATGTCGTGATCCCCGCCCCAGATTAGTTCTGTTCCACAATGCCAACACTTCATCCTACTTCTCCTTCTCTGCAAGTATATCCTAATACTTTTTCTGCTGCTTTCCTAGCAATAACGGCATGCTCTTTATCTTCATAAAGGCCAATATGAATAAATTTACCACGGCCTTTATGTATAGTTGCTACCCATTTACCCGCCGCTTTCTTGTAAGAAACCCCTGTCACACCAGACGTGTTTGACTTTGAGAGGTTTCTATTTCTTGCATTTTGCTCCGGTGTAGCAAGACGTAGATTTTCTATCCGGTCATCTGTTGCGACGCCGTTTATATGGTCAATAAAAAATCCTTTTGGTATATCTCCGTGGTGCATAATCCAGATAATCTGGGCGGTGTACCACTTCCTGTTGTCAACTCGTGTCCTTCTTCTTTCAGAGTGGATCCATTTGGTTGATAACAGTGAACCTGCTTCTTCCCCCTTTCTTTTGTTTCCTTTGCTAATCTTCCAATAAATCTTCCCTGTCTGTGGGTCATATCTAAAATATTCATTAAATAACTGTTGATTGGTCATCCTACTTCTCCCCAGTTTGCACCTAGTTCCGCATCAACCTCGAAAGGAACTTTCAAATCCGGTATACAATTAGACATAATGTCAACAATCTTGTTTGCTTGACTTTCATCCTCAACACTGAAGCACAATTCATCGTGCACCGTGAGCATAGGTAGTAGCCCCTCATTTGCACAATCGACCATTGCCTTCTTTGTTTGGTCAGCACTTGACCCCTGAATTAGTTTGTTCAGTGCCTTGTATGTGAACGCACGGCGGATCATGCCCTTCCCACCGTATTCCTTTGCCGCTTCTTCCAAAGGCAGAGGCTTGTTGTAGCCGTATGACTTTGGTTCCCACATATTGAAGCGACACTTTCTGCCTAACCAAGTGCGAATCACACCATGTTCTTCCGCCTGCATTGCAGCTCGGTCCGCGATCCCCTTCACGAAGGGCACGTTTTCATGATACTTAGCAAGCAAAGCCTTGGCTTCGTCCTCGTTGATGTCTAAAACTGTTGCCAATTTACCACGCCCCATACCATACATGATCCCGAGGTTCACGGTCTTAGCCTCTTTACGGGAAATTCCTGCTAAGTCTGCAACCATTTGGTGAAAGTCTGCGTCACCGTCACGGTACATTTGCACCACATCCTCAATCGCAGGGTGCGCTGGCTTCATGCTGGCGCAATAATGTGCCAACCAACGAGGCTCTTGTGACGCATAGTCAAACGATCCCCACTTAGTTCCCTCTTCAGGAATGAACAAGCCACGGATCATTGCCTTGATTTCCGGATCACGAGCTGGTATTTGTTGTAGGTTCGGGTTGCTAGAAGAGAATCTTCCCGTCACCGTACCTCCGTCATCGGACCTTAACTGATTGAAATCACAGTGGATTCTGCCGTTATGCGAATGCTCAAGTATTGTCTCAATAAATGTCGTGTTAGCTTTGTTGTACTCACGAAGCTTTACAATCTTCTGAGCAAGAGGATGTTCGTGAGTCGTAAGAAACTGTTTTGTGAAGCTCGGCACGTTGGACTTCTCTGTCGTAGGGTACGACAGCCCCATTGCGTCGAAAGCTTTTGCTATCGATGTGGCAACCCATGGCTCAATCGTCACCCCCGTTTCATCCTTGACTTCTTTAAGTAGGTTCTTCTCTCTTTTTTCAAGGTCCTTACGCACTACATCGGCTCGATCCACATCAACACGCACACCCCGTGTCTTCATCTCAAACAGAACAGGAATGAGTGACGCTTCAAGGTTGAAGATAGCCTCACATTCTTCTGCCCTCAGTTCGCCCTCAAGCCTCTGCCATAGGCGCAAGGTCAAAGCTGCGTCCTGTTCAGCATATTCTCCGACAACATCGGCTGGCAGCCGCCACATATCTGCCTTCGGATCCACACCCATCTGTTTGGCAAATGCTGTCATGTTGCGTTCGTTCTTGTACTCCTTGAGGTAGTGACCACCCAAAGCGTTCAAGCTGTATGACCAGCGGTTCTCGTCCAGTAGAGGCGCGGCTATCATGGTATCGATGATCCGTCCTTGGACCTCGATCCCCTCTGCCCGTAGCCAGCCCAGATCATACAGGGCGTTGTGAAATACTTTTGGTACATCAGGCGTAGCCATCTGCTTGGCAAGCCAGCGCAGCGTGGCCTTCTCCGGCAGGTTCCCACCACCTTCATGGCGGATAGGATAGTAGGCACTGTAGTCACCGTTCGAGATGGCAATACCAATCACATACCCGTCCTTCCGCGTCCAACCCGGTCCAAGTGTTTTGATGTTTGGGTCTCTGGTTTCCAAGTCGACAGCAAGATACTTACTTGCTGATAGATCCGGATACCCAGACGGCGGCGTCCAGTTGCCTGCTGTTGCATCGCCCCAGCCACCGCGACCAGCGAACTGCATCATATGGTATTGATCTTCGTGCAGGTCCTTCTTAGCTTTCGTCGCTGACAATTTCGCCTCCTAATGCTGCATAACCAATGATGTCTGTCCATGAATCCTTCTTGCTGATGTCCTCTGCCAGACGCGCTAGCTTCAAACCAACCATGCAAGCAACCACTTCCTCTGGGGTAATGTCTGCATTCAGTTTCTTCCGAAGCAGAATAGTCCAGATGTCCGCAATGCGCTGATGGTTCAGCTTCGCTGGTCCGTACTCCTTCGCCCTCGGTCCGTTGATTAGTTTCTCTGCTTCGGTTAGAAAGTCTTCTCTTGTTTTCATAGTGCAAATCCATATTTTGTTTGGGGTTCAATGACGTGCAGAGCCTTCTTCGCTCTGGTAGCGCCGACGTAAAAAGTCCTGACCTCGGAATCTTGATCCGGACCTTCAGTGAAAATACGATTGGAGTCTAACAGGAGAGCGACGTTATCCGCCTCGCCACCCTTGGCTTTGTGTATCGTCGATATCTTGATCCGTGGCTTCGCCGTCAGGATCCTCTCGCCCCGGCGTCTCACCGCTTCGATATAGATCCTCTCGTTGTCCGTCACATTGATCGCTTTGTGCCAAGGCGTCTTTGGCGTAACGCTCATCTCGCATCTTTCGCAGATGTCCGTTAGATTGTAGGTAAATTCTGGGTCCAGACTTTCGAGTATCTTTCTGCCAGCTTTGGTAATAGTTCCTTTGGCTAGCAGCTTGGAGAAGTTCTTCAATTCCGTTGCGGAGAGATACTGATTTTTGCATAGTCTTAGCCAAACCTCGATTCCATGTAGTACGTTGGGGGAAATCGACCAGCCAGAACCACGCCCTTCATGCCAGAAGAGATAGCCTTCGTCTTTGAGATCATTCGCAATGCGGTTGGCAATAAAGTTTGTTCGTGCAAGGATTAGCCACTCACCAGTTCTGAGGTCTAGATCCATGATATCACGATGCCACACTACTGTTCCAGTGTGATCTGTTGG